CACGAAGGCACGACCCGGCTCGCCAAGAAGCTGCCCAACGTGCTGGTGCTGTCAGCGGCCACGGGTCACAAGAACCTGCAATCGCTCAAGCACTACTACAACCCGCTGCCCTCCGAGATCGCCGATATGCTCGACTGACCGGCCATGGCTCACAGCCACAGGTCCACCCCCATCATCACAGCGACCAAGCCGATCAGCGCCGCGACGGCCACAAGCACCACCGCCTGGGTCTTGCGTTCCTGGCGACGCCGACAAGCGTAAGGGGTAGGGCACGGGCTGATCCCGTTGTTGCAGGGCCCCGAGCAGCGCATCACTCGCTCCTGTCGTCGTAGGTCACCGTTGTGGTGTCGCCCAGCCTCCACTTCGCATGCTGCTCCACGCGGTACTTGCGCGTGGCCACCTTGAAGTCGGGGAGCTTGAGCTCTTGGGGATTGAACGCCGGGTCGAAGAACCGGCAGCGGTTGTTGGGCTGCAGCGCAAACTGGCCATGGTCCAGTCGCAGCACGTTGTAGCTCTTGTGCTCGTCGATCGATTCGCTGAACGTGAAGTCTGGGATCCGCGGATCGGGGCTGCACGTGTCCAGCGTGAACATGTACTCGCCACCGTAGGTCTTCTTGTCCTTGGCGAAGAACTCAGCGCGCAGGCCCTTGAGCAGCGGCTTCTCGACCACCGTCACGTGGTAGCTCAGCGCGTCCCAGATCTGCAGCACGTCCAGCTTCAGGTCGGTATCGTCGGCGATGTGGCCCCAGTCCGACGTGTAGAAGGCGCTGATGGGCAGCTTGTCGTACAGCGCGCCGTACTGCGGCAGGTAGGTCTCAAAGCGGAAGGCCTCGCCGCGGATGGCCTTGACGCTGACCCAGATGCCTTCGACCAGCTCGTCGAGCGAGCGGTCCTTGTCAAAGTCATACAGATACTCGGGGCGCACCAGGACCTTCACCGGTGGCAGAGGGCACACGAAGCTCATGCGAGGAACCTCCCGCACCGCTTGCAGTAGATCTGCAGTCCCGCGCCCCGCTTGCGGGAGCTCCTCAGATGCAGGCGCAGCCCGCACAGAATTCGATGCAAGAGTCTCACTTGGCGTTCTCCTTAAACAGCTTTCCTTCCCGGCCGCACTTGCCGTCGTAACGCATGTCGATGCAGGTGCCGTGCTGCGCGAACCCGGCGGTGCTCTTCGTGTTGAGCGCGCAGGACATCACGACACTGGTGTTGCCGCGCCGGCCGCCGCTGATGCGCTCTCGGTAGTGCGCACATCGTTTGCAGAGCTTGCGCTCTTCGCCCCAGGTGTACTCGGGCAGCTGCCACATCAGCTCTGCTCCTTCATCAGGTAGCGCAGCTCGACCACCCTGGCGGCCTCGCGCAGCTTCGACACGTTCGTTCGCTTCATCACCTCGAGGGCGATCGCCACGAAGGTCTCGATCTCTGCACGCTCTTCGTCGCCCCAACCGATCAGCTCAGCGACGCATGCCTGCAGCCGCTTGTCCTTGAGTTTGGCCACAGTCTCGACGACGTACTCCAGGTCCTCGCGCGGTAAGGCCGCGCGCTCATGCAACAGCGCATTCATTCGCTCGGCCTGCTCGGTCACGAAGTCGGGCTCGGGCTTGCTGCGCTTCACTTCCTGGCTTTCTCGCGGCACCGCTCCAGCCACTCCAGTACATCGGCCTCAAGCCACACGAGCCGCGTGCTGCCTGGGATGCGCAACCGCGGAGGCAGCGTCTCGGGCCGGCGTCGGCAATCGGTCTTGATCGTCGAGACCGAACGGCGCAGCAGCACCGCCAGATCTTCGGGCGTGAGGGTCTTCAGGGTTGCGGCAGTCATGCTTGAACTTCCTTCTCGATCAGCTTCTCGATGTAATGCTTGGCCTTGCGCAAGTCCTCAACGCCACCCTTGTGGCGCCAACGACTTAGGTACTTCACGGCGTTGCCGTCCAGATAGCCCAAGCCCCAGTCCAGGATCACGTCCCAGGTCTCGAACTTGAACTGCTTGTAGTGGCCGCCACCTACCTGCACGGCGTTGGCCCCGACTCGGCCGGGCGTGTTGCCTCGGCACTGCTCATCGAGCTGGCGCTGGATCTCCAGCTGCGCGCCCGTCAATCCCACAATCGTCTTCATCAGTCGATCTCCTTCATGTAGTAGCGAGTCTCAAACCCATCCCCGCGCAAAGGCAGCTCGGGCGCCCACGCGATCGGGCGGCCCATGATTTCCTCGACGCCCTTCAGCGAGCCGAAGTCGTCGTGCGCCTCGATCACGATCTCGTCGTGCACGGTGGTGAGCTGGAGGTAGCCGGCCTCGTCGATGGCCAGCATCGATTCGCGCAGGCAGTCGCGCGCGATCGCCTGGGTGATGTTCTCGACGAGCTTGCCGCCGTAGGTGGGTAGGCGCGTCCACTGCTTGGTCTTCTGGTCCAGGCCCTCGTAGGTCAGCGACCCGGCGCTGGCGATCACGTAGCGGCTACCGTCAGCCTTCTCGCGGTACAGGTCCGCGCCCTCGATGCGAGGCTTGACGTATGACAGGCGCCGGCCCGAGGGCAGGGCGATGAACAGGAACCCGCTTTCGTAGCTGAACTCCAACCGGGCCCGGTCGCCGGCGATCTCGAGAACGGTCTTGGTCTTGTGGCGCACCGCATTCTTCGCGCGCTCTTCGCATGCGTACCAAAGTGCGACCACCTCGGGGTTCGCTTCGCGCCACGCGGTCTTGATGTCGTCGAGCTCTTCCTCAGCGATGCCCATCTCCAGCGCGCCCATGGTCTTGAGCGCACCGGCTCCGCCCTGGTAGCCCAGCGCGAGCTCGGCGATCTTGCCCTTCTGCCGGTACGGGCTCTTCTTTGTGACGCTGCCCGGCGCCAGCTTGAACATCTGCTCGGCACTGGCCTCGTAGATCTTGCCGTGGGTCTTGAACACCTCCAGCCGCCACACGCACCACGCCAGCCATGCGATCACGCGGGCCTCGATGGCACTGAAGTCGACGACGATGAACCGGTGGTCCTGTTCGGCAATAAAGGCCGTGCGGATGAGCTGGCTCAGCGTGTCCGGCACGTTGCCATACAGGAACTCGAGCTCATCAAAGCGGGCCTCGATCAGCAGGTTGCGCGCGAGGTCGATGTCGCGCAGTTTGTTTTGCGGCAGGTTCTGGACTTGTACAAGTCGGCCGGCCCAGCGCCCGGTGCGGTTGGCCCCGTAGAACTGCGTGAGCCCACGGATCCGATCGTCGCTGCACGCAGCCCGCGCCATGGCCTGGAACTTCGTGACGCTCGTCTTGGCCAGCTCCTGGCGGATCTCCAGCACGCGCTTGACGACGTCGCTGTCGGTGGCCTGCAGCACCTTGGGCACGGTCTTCTTGGTCAGGTCGGTGATCGAGTCGTCCTCGGTCTCCTCCTGCAGCCACGCGAGCAGCTGGTCGCGGCTGTTGGGATTATCCAGGCCGGTGAGCTCCATCGCCTCGTCGAGCAGCCGCGTCTTGACCTGCTCGTCGCACACGATCGCGTTGGCCACCAGGGTGCGGTGCACCTTGATGCCGGCGTTGTTCATGCGCTGGTCCAGATGCCACAGTCGCCACTCGACCTCGGGCACCGGGAACTTGGCGATGCGCTTGGAGATCTCGCGCTCGGTCTCCACGTCGCGCCGGCAGTACTCAACGAAGAGCTCCCACTTCTGCGGGTCGTGGTGCGGCAAGTTACGCGTGCGCCCGTGGTTGGTCTTGGTCGGCTTGCACGGGATGCAGAAGTAGCGGATCAGCGACCAGCCCGTCATGAGCTTTTGCTTGTCCTCGCTCAACCCCACCACTTTGCCGACGTCGCCCAGGTTGCCGGGAAGCCCGAGATACAAACCATGCACTGACGTGCAGCGCCACTGGGTGACGTCGAGCCTGACGTTCGGTAGTGCTCGAGCGATGCAGGCCATCTCGAACGCCGCGTTGTAGGCGGTCTTGATGACGGCCCGGTCCTTGAGTGCGGCGACAACTTCGAGCGGCAGGGATTCGCCTTGTCGCAGATCGACGACCTGGACGGGTTGGTCATCGAACGCATAGGCGAAGAGCATGATCTCGAAGTCGTTGCTCTCGACGTAGCGCGCCACGCCACACTTCTTCAGGTCGACGGAACTGAAAGTCTCCAGGTCGATGCGCAGGGTGGTCATGCTGCCGCGCTGACTTTCTTGATTGCTTGCTGCAGGTTCTGCAAGCACTCGCGCGCCGCGTCCAGCGGCGTAGCCGCCCAGGCCTTGGCTTCAAAGCTCACTCCGGTAGCGGTAAGGCGGGCGTTGATGCGGCACAGCCAATCCCGGCCACTGGACATGTTGTCGTGCTTGCTGAGTGACGGCTCGCCGTAGCGGTCCAGCTCGTGCATCAGGTCCTCGAGCGTGGCCTGGGCTACGGACGTTTGCACGTCACCGGTCTTTTTGGTGAGAGAGAAGAGATTCATGCTTTGATTCCAGTTCCGTGAGCCGCGCCTGGAGCTTGGCGATGAGCTGCTCCAGGCGACGGATGAGGATCCACAGGTCTTGCTCAGTCAGCGGTTGCACCCTCGTTGTCTCCGGCGGCAGGTACGGGTTCCGCCGTTGCGGGGGCGGCAGGCTGCGGGTTGAGCTGCTGCTCGGCTTGCATGCGGATGACGTTGATGAGCTCGACCACCTGCTCAAACGGCATCTTGGCCAGTGCGTTCAGAACAAGTTGCAAGCCGGCGGCGCCGAGCTGGATGTTGAAGATTTGGGGTTGGTTCATGGGGTGTTGCCTTTCATCGGTAAAACACGGCCGGCGTTTCGCGATACTCGAAGAGCCCACTGAGGTGCGGATGCATCAGGTCAAAGAGCCGCGCCATGTAGGGGGAGTAGTCGTTGTTCAATTTCCAGCCGTCGTTGCTGTGTTGCGAGATCGCTGTGTGATGGCGCAGGTAGTGCAGGATCGTTCTCGCCGAGTAGTGGGTGAAGCCACGCTCGATCAACTTGAAGGTCTCGTCGACGAACGCGTCGTACACGACGAAGTTGTCCGGTAACCAGACCGCGAACTTCTTCGTGAACAACGCGCTGTTCTCAGCGACCAGTCGGAGTTCGATCCTGCTCATGCGTCATCACGCAAGGAAGTCCTCTAAGGAAGAGGTGAAGTCGTCCTCGGCGCGGCTGCGACCGGACAGCGGCTCACCGTCGGCGAGCTTTTGCACGTTCTGCAGGCCGGCGCCCACGCCCTTGTTGCCGCTCTGGCTGTACGCATAGAAGTTCAGCGACACGCGGCCATAGACGCCGCTGTACACCTCGCCCTTGCTCATGATCGGGTTGAGCTGCGCGTCGACGACGCCGGGCTGCTGCTTGCTGTTGGCGTTGATGAACCAGTGGCCCTTGTACTCAGCCGAGTCGCGCTCGGTATCACCGTCACGCAACGGCACCTTCACGCCCGGCGGGACCTTGCCGCCCCAGGTCGCCTTGCCGGCTTCCTTGGCGGCCTCGATCGCGGCCTTGACCTTGTTGACGGTGGCCGTGTCGCTCTTGGGAATGAGCACGCAGACCGAGAACTTGGGGTCTCCGCCGTTCATGCCTGCGCGCGGCTCGAACACGTTGACGTAGGACAAACGCACCTTGCCGGTGACGACTTTGGTTGGGGAAGAGTTGCTCATGTGGATACCTTTCTGATGAGCTGTTTCACTGGAAATCTGTAGCGGCAGACGCCACAGAGCTGAGAGCTGGGCGCTTGTCTTCTGCAGCGACCAGCGTGGGTTTGCCTTGCGGCTTGACGACGAGGTCGTTCAGCAGCTCGGCGAACTTTTTTGCGCCGATGGCCTTCTCCATGGCGGTGATGCCGAGCAGCAAACGCTCGTAGATCACGGCCTCGGGGATGCCCGACTGGAGGAGGCGCGCGGCCACCTCATCGGCGTTGGCGTACTTGCGATTGCTTCGCCCCTCGACGAGCTTGAAGCCGGGGATCTCGTGCCCCTTCTCGGCCTGCTTCAGGGCGTAGGCCTTGACGTCGTTGAGCCAGTCGATGGCCATGTCGGCCTTGGCCAGCACCGCGGTCAGCTGCTCGACGGTGAGCAGCTCCGGGTCCTTCAGTGCGAAGTCCTGGCGTGCGACCTCGATGGCCGCAGCCGCTCGAGCCGGACACTGGAACCGCGCACGGCAGAACCCGCTGGTGCAGTGGTCGCCCGGCACGAACTCGCCCTGGCCCTCCCAGGCCATGCGCGCACGCGGCATGACGTAGCTCTCGGCCCAGCCCAGCAGCTCGCTGGTGCTGAGCTCCTCGCTGGCGTAGTTGTCCAGCCGGGGCTGCAGCACGGTCATGCGAACGCGCTGGATGTCGTACAGGTGCGCGAGCTCGTTGTAGGCGCCCAGTCCGTACAGCCGCATCTGGCTGTTGTCCTGCGCCTCGACCAGCACACCCTTGCCGTACTTCAGGTCCATCACTTCGACGAGCTCGTCGGTGATCACCACGAGGTCGCCGGTGCCGAAGCCCTCGGGCACCCAGCGGCTGAAGTCCAGGCGCTTCTCGACGAGGATCACCGGGTCGTCGCAGCGGGCACGGGCCTGCTCAATCGCCTCGATCGCGCGGGCCACTGCCGCGGCGACATGGTCACGCAGCGCCGGCGAGTCGTACTTCGCAGCGAGATCGGCGGGCAGCGGGTCGACCGGCAATTGCAGGTACGTCAGCACGTCCTGCTCGAACACGGCGTGCGCGAACGTGCCCTCGGCGGCGAACTCGCTGCCCTCGTCGGGGAACTGGTCCTCGAGGCTCGCGCTCGGCGTGCAGGTCAGCCACTTCTTGCTGCCGCTGGCGCT